CTGCAAACAAAACCAAATAAATAAACTACATATGGGTAAGTTAGGTAAAATCTCAACTATTAAGAAGGAGTATAACAACTCACAACTTCAAACAATGCAAGGCGGTCTTTCACTAAAAGGCCTAACACGTATTCCTGGTACAGGGGTATTTAAGTATCCTTACAAGGAATTGGATGGACAATACAGAACAGGACTTGATCCTAATGCTGCTTACATCCGCAGAATCCAAGATCCTCTTGAAAGAGAACTTGAGACTGAGCGTGTTACAAATCTTAGAGACAAGTTACAATCTGCGTTGGGAGATGTTGACTTAGGTCCTCGTTCTAGTTTCTGGAACTATGGATTGTCTACATCAACAAGTGATACGCTGCATGTTCAGCCTGTAAAACTTCTAGATAGTGATAACTTCTTTGATCTTAATATTCCTTTTCAGGAATTAGCGTTTTCATGGCTTCGTGTTCATCCTACAATTGCAAGCTCTTATCAAGCTTGGGAGCGTGGTGAATATCCTGCTGAAACTCAGTTCTATGTAGCTGATGATGAAATCGAGAATGCTGTTCTCTTCAAGAAGAAGCAAATGATTAACAAAGCTATTGTTAAGTTTGACAGCATGACTCCTGAAAGAAAAAGAAAGGTGGCACGTTTGTTGGGACTACCTGTAACTGATGATACTAAAGAGGAAGCTGTTTACAACCTTGTAGACAATGTCCTCAAACAAACCGAGTTTAAGAACGGTAAGTATCAAGGGTTAAATCCTGTTGAAGTGTTCACACGCTTTGCAGACATGAAGGATAACTTACTCCATATCAAAGACTTAGTGAAACAATCTCTTCTTCACTCAATTTATAGATCTAAACCTAACGGTAAAATTTATGAAGGCGAGTTTGAAATAGCTAAGGACGAAGATGATTTAATTAAAATGCTTGTTGACGATGATAATCAAGACTTGCTCTTGACTCTCGAAGCTAAGCTAAAAACTAAGAAATTGGCTGCAGTATGATACCAGTAGATAGTTTATTATATAAGATAGACCAAAAACTAAATAAACTATCAACTAATATACACCAGCAAATTAACTTGGAAGATAAAATTCTGGCTCTCAATGAGGCCCAGATTAAGCTGATAAAACAAAAGGTTGATGGTTTTAGTGTGGTGAGCGGAATGGGACTCGATGCTTTTAAGAAGCGTTATGAGGACCTCCAAAGCTTGGTCGTAACCTATAATCATCAACCTCTTGATCTCACTCTCAAGAACGAAGAACTAAATCAATGGTTTGCTAATCTACACCTACTTGTTCCTAAGTATATGTTCTACATTGATAGTTATATACTAGCTGACAAAGGGGTGTGTAAGGATAGAAAGATCTGGATTAACAGAGACTTAGCTAAACATGGTGACCTTCAGTTCATTCTGAACAATACACATTATAGGCCGTCTTTTGAATACCAAGAGACTTTCAACTTCCTCTCGACAGATGAAATATCCATCTTCACAGATGGTACATTCACTCCGAGCAAGATATATATGTCCTACATGCGTTATCCTTTATACATTAATAAAGAAGGATATATCATGTTAGATGGTGAACCATCATTTGACCAAGACTGCGAACTTGAACTCTATCTAGAGGATGAGTTGTTAGACTTGACAGTACAAAACCTAGCAATGTACACAGAGAACGCTGCTGCTGTTCAAAGTGCACAGTTCAGGATACAGACAAACGAATAAATTTTTTCAATCACCTAAAATAAAGCAAAATGGCTGATTTTTCATTAACTACGCTTTTCGTAGTACCAGTAGGGCAAACTGCGCTCCCTAGTTCTGGATCTACGCAAAACTTGACAGCTGGACAAGTAGGCATTTTTAGAAATGACTACACTCTGGCTACAGCTGCAAACATCGCAGCTGCTCCTTATTTTTATATTGCGCAGGGCCGTACTAACACTTATCTGCAAGGCTCTAAGCGTTCAGATAAGATTAAAGGCTGTCCTTCAGGATCTGGTTGTAGCAGCAATGTAACTGAGTGGTACAAAGTGGACGGTTGTCCTACTCCTCTCACTCAAATTACAGATGTTGTTAACTGGAACGCACAATGTGGTGACATTATCACTGTAACACTTCGTGCTCACTCTAGCTACCTTGACACCCTGTATTTCAATGGTTTCACTCGTTCAGTAACTGTAAACGCACCTTGTTGTGATTGCGGTGGTGATCCTTGTGCTAGCGTTGATGTACCTGCTTTGATCGATGATGTGATTTATCACTTCAATCTTCAAGCTCCTGGTAACAACCCTGACAACATCACTTTCTCTGATTTCTATCAGTTCCAGAGAATTGGTAACGACCAAAACGCTTTCTTGCGTATCACTGGTAAGCCTCTTACCAAATATGGTCAGCCTTGTGATGTAGCAGCATTTCCTTTCGAGTATGACAGGATGTGGTTCCGTACATTCGTGTTTAGCGGACCTGCAACCACAGCTGACTTCATTGTAGCTGATCCTTGTAACACTGTTGCTGATCCAGTAATTGTACAGCGTTCTTCTTACGCTTCTGGTACATCTGCTGAGATTGCACAATTGGAGAAAAACTTCTACAGCTACCAAGCTGGTTATCTGAAGCATCTCTACAGGATGAATGGTTACAATGAGAACTTTGAAAGCTGGGTGAGTGATGGTACTACATATACCACCTACTACATCAAGTTTAATGAGTACAACAAGTCTGAATATCAGTGGGGCGATTATATCATGGAAGATAGCACTGTAATCATTGCTCTTGAAAAGGATAGCGCTATGGAAACCGCTGTAGAAGCAGTTCTTGTGGCAGGTCTTGGTGCAGTTGTTTCTCAGAATGGTGTGTGTGTAACTACCACTTCTACTACAACCACTGTATGGCCTTCTACTACTACCACATCAACCTTGATTCCGTAATAGTAGGCAAGTAACATAGATTATATAACCTAAGCCAGAGGTGAGAGGATACTACTCAATCCTCTGGCTTATTTATTTAAAGCAACATGGCAGATTTAAAACTAGACATATTGGTAATCCCAACATACAATGTAACAACACTTGGGGTTGCTGATGCTTCCGTTTACCCAACTAATCCACCTGTTGTTTCTGGTGCTACAATTGAAATTACGGTTCCTGGATTTGGAACATTCTATAAACCATTCAGTGTTAACGACTTTAACATATTTACCACATCAAACTTAGGAATAAGCCCCGTAGGTGTAGATCAACCTCTGCCTGATGGGGTTTATCGTTTAAGATATTCTGTAGCTCCTGCATACATAAACTTCGTAGAGAAGTCTATCATGCGTGTTGAGCAGCTACAAGAGAAGTTTGATGGAGCATTTATGAAGCTTGACATGATGGAATGTGATAGAGCTATCAAAACACAAGCGTTTGTGGATCTCAACTCTATTAACTTCTTTATGCAAGGAGCTATTGCTGCCGCAAACAACTGTGCTGATATTGAAGCAACAAGGCTTTATACTCAGGCAGATATGATGCTGAATAACTTTATAAAAAACAATTGTGGTTGCTCTGGAACCAACTACGTAATAAACTTCTACTAATATGGCTATGTGTAAAAACTGTGGAGCTAAGGTTGGATGTGGATGTCAATTGATTAACGGTCTTTGTGCAGCATGTAATGGTGCTGTAAAACAAGGAAGAAAACTTATAAGAAATGTTATCACCCAGGCTTACAAGTTGTCCAGAATGCGCTAGTATTCCAGCATTAATTGCTGATATAGATTGTAAACTAGCTTCTCTTGCAAACAACTTATACAACAATGTTGTGTTTATGTTGAACCAGCCTGTACCTGGAGGGGTAATGTTGGCTCTTATAAACTACAGAAGAATACTTGCTTATAAGTATTGTAACCCCGATTATGCTGCTCCATTCACGGTGAACATGATTGCGAGTAGAGTAAAACTTTTAAAATATAAATAAATGTCCAACATTTGTTCAAATTGCTATAACGGTTGTGTAGAAACAACGTCTGATCAATGTGTAAGATATACGGGTGTAGATGTTCCTATTTTGGGAATCAAGACAGGAGACTCTCTTTCGTATGTTGAGCAAGCATTGATTACATTTCTCACATCCACTCTTGATGGAACTGGTATAGTGCTACCCATCAACCCTCAAATTATTTGCGAGATTGTAAGCAAGAATCTTGTATCATGCGAAGACCTTAGTCTTCCAAATGTAGTTAGTGCAATCATCAGAGCTGTATGTGAGCTCGACACACGTGTAACTGCTATTGAGGATGACCTTGCTGCTTTAGAAGGACCTTACACTGTAGGATGTCTTACAGGTGTAACCAGTTCCTCTGGAACACATGCAATTCTGCAAGCTGTTATCACAAAGCTTTGTGGCTTAGAGGTTGAGCTTGATGCTCTTGCTCTTGACGTAGATACAAACTATGTTAAGCTTTCTGAAATCAACTCTCTCATTGCTGCCTATCTAACTAGCGTTGGAACCAGTACTAAGTTCTATAACCGTATGGTTCCATACACAGTTGTAGAATTTTATGGTGACCCTGCTGGTAAATTTGATGTAAGCGGTAAAGGTTTAGGTGACTGGGACAAGATTTATTTATGTAATGGTAACAATGGCACTCCTGATAAAAGAGGACGTGTACCAGTTGGTGCTACAACAGGCATGGGTGGAGGAGCTTTCAACCCTGCAGTTGATCCTAGTGTAGCTGGTAATCCTAGCTATGCTTTATTAGGAACTGCTGGTTCTAACAATGTAACTCTTTCAGCTACAGAGATTCCTGCTCACTCTCACTCAGCTACAGCCGTTGTAACTGATCCTGGACACTTGCATACAATTGCATATGCCCATGGAGAAGCTGATCAGAATGAGCCTGGTACATCAGGTGACCTTATGGATATGAATGGCATAAAGAGTTCGTCCACTAGTACAAACACAGCGTTCACAGGAGTTTCTGTGGCAGTCAGTGTTGGTTCTACAGGAGGCGGATTAGCCCATGCTAACTACCAGCCTGGTCTGGGATGCTACTACATTATGTATATTCCTTAATAGTTAAACTCTTTATATAAAATGATATACCTTCCACAAAATCCATGCTGTACAACGATTCCAGTTGTAACCTGCGGATGTGATCCTTGTAGTACGCCTCTTACGCCAACTAACAATGTTGCATACAGCGGACCTAATTTATCTTGTACATTGATTGCAACGTATGACACTGCAACTGTGGCTTTCCAAAAGATTGATACTCAGATCTGTAGTCTTAAACAGCAGATCTATAATCTTCAGGTGGCTTTAGGTAATTGCTGTCCAACAACTACAACAACATCAACTTCTACAAGCTCTACAACTACAACCACTACAACAATAGCTTGTCCTTCTTGTCTGTTCTATTCTGTGACCAATTCAACTGTTTCACCTGTTAATATATCTTACTACCAGTGTGGAGGAATTCTTGTAAACACTTCTGTAGCGGGTCCTAGCATCATCTACGTATGTGCTTGCGCAGGAACATTAGTGGTGCCTCCTGTACCAGGTGTGTCATCAGCTAACCTTGGAGCGTGTCCTACAACAACCACCACAACAACAGTGGCACCTACAACAACAACCACTACTACGGTAGGGTAAAGTAATAAAAAAACTCTGTTTGTTGGTTTTCAGGGTTTCTCCCTGGGGTTTCTACCCTGGGGAGTTTTTTTATTTATAACTAAGTTGGTTAGAATGGATAACCAGAAAGGTTAAAATAATTTGGAAAATATCAAAAAACCTTTGTATCTTTAGGGCAATTTTAATTCAAAAAAGTTGCAAATGCCTGAAAATCAATCTCTTCTGCAACAATTGGAGCAAATGCTTCATTGGAAAAAGAGCAAAAAGTTCTATGCAGACAAACTCAACATTACAGAAAGTGAGGTGGATGAATTGATAAAAGAGCTTCGAGGGTCACAAGAAGCACAGGAAGATGCAGAAGTTGCAAACTACATTGGAGAACTTGAAGATCAAGTGATAAGGTTTTTTGAAGACGTTCAGAAAGGAACAGGTGAGGTGGTCTTCAATAGCGAAGAGGAAATCAAAACTCTAGACGAGTTGATTGATAAGTGCAAGATTGACACAGAGAAGTGGGAAATAACTAAGTACGTACAGAACTACTGGGGTAATAGTGATAAACCTTACTACCAAGTAAAAGCTTGGTTGGGTAAGAAGAAGAATGAGCAAGTGTTTCAAGATAGCTTCATCTCTTTCCTAGAGAGCTATCAACCAATGTCTCCAGAAGTAATGGCTCCTAAGTATGAGAAAAGCAAGAAAGAGGCTTGTCTAATAATCAACAAACAGGATTCCCATTTAAACAAGCTAGACATAGGAGGAGAGAATGATATAGACCAGCGCTTTGGTGATTTCATCCAGAGGGTGGAAATTATTCTAGACCAAGCCTCTATATCTAACAATATCACAGACATCAAATACATCATTGGTTCTGATGAGTTTAACAGTGAGTTTACCAACACAACTACAAAGGGTACACCCCAACAAAACATTCTTTCATATCACGATTCTTTTCATGCAATATGTGATCATGAGGTGAGTGTGATAAACCTGCTCCTTCAGAAAGGAGGAGATGTGGATGTTGTATTTGTAGCTGGTAATCATGATGAATATGTAGGATGGCATTTAGCCAGTTGGTTACAAACCTACTTCAGAAACGAAGAGCGTGTATTCTTTGACATCTCTCCAAGGTATAGAAAGTATGTAAGCTATGGTACATCAGCATTAATGTTTAACCACGGAGATGCTCTAAAACCTGCAAAGCTTGCTGGATTGTTCCCTATGGAATTTAAGAACGGATGGTCAGAACACGATAACTTCTACATATTTACAGGTGACAAACACCATGAAATGAGTCTTGATTTCAATGGTATTAAGTTCTATCAACTACCTGCATTCTCCACAGCTAAGAGTAGCTGGGATGATAAGAATGGATACACCATCACTAAAGGTGAGGTGACAGGATTCCTGATAGATCTTCAAGATGGAATAACAAATATATTCAAACAGTATTTATAATGTCAACTTTTAGGAAGCTAGTTTCAGATGCGCGCTCTATGCACAAGTTGCTCTCCACGGACAACTTGATCACGGATAGGGCTATCATGTCTGAAATTAGAAACAATGCCTTCCTCCTGATAAAGCGTGAGACTAATCTGAGGAAGTTATGGGCAACCGATACAGTTTTTACCACCATCCCTTGTTTAGAGACGGTGGAAGTTCCTATTTCTGAGTGTTGTGATTATGCTGATCCTTGCACAGTGGCTAGAACAAGATTCAAGCTGCCTAGGATTACAGAGGGTAATTATCAATATGTCATTCAGGGTGTGTATTCAATTAACGCCATGAGTGGTCAGGGAAAGAAACTTAAGGAAATAACCATCAACCGATACGTGAACTTGCTCAAGCTTCCTATAATTAAGAAGGAGGAATACTATTGGATTTCTAACGGATATCTGTATGTGAACAATCCACTCTTAAAAGCAATCAGACTTGTTGCTCTTTTCGAGGAAGATGTTCCAAATGAGATAATGTATCCAGAGTGTGGATGCGGAACTCCTAGCTATACACCAGAACAACTGTGTGTAAATCCTTTAGATAAAGAATCTCCAGTTCCTGGCTATCTAGAAAAGCAGGTGTTGGAGCTCACTTCTCAGAAGCTTCTCTCTACGTATTTCAAATTGAAGACAGACATCACAAGTGATGGAGTTGATGGTCAAGCACCTAACGCTCCAAACTTGAGATAAGATATGAGAGTAAAGATAGACTGGAGAAGCGCCAGCAAAGAAAACTACAACAGTTTCTGTAAGAAACATCCGTCCATAAAGCTCACCTTTGATCAATGGAGAAACATCGTTTACTCTTTTAACGATGCGTTTAAAGAATACATTCTTGAGACAGGAGAGAAAGCAAAGCTACCTTTTGGTTTTGGTGAGTTTGCCATAAACAAGAAAAAGCGTAAGAAGGTAAAAGACATTCATGGAAAAGAGTTTGTCAACCTTCCTATTGACTGGAAAAAGACAAAGGAGAAAGGTAAACGTATTTACAACTTTAACTTTCACACAGAGGGCTTCTTCTTTGGATGGGTGTGGTTCAAATCAACAGCTAGATTTAGACAATCACCGTTGTGGTATTTTAAACCTTCCAGAAACACGTCTAGACTTCTTTCACATTACCTAAACGCTGATGACAAATATCAGCATCTCTACCACGAATGGAAAAAGTAAAATAGATGTCATACTATTACAAATATAATTTCATCAGCCCTGAGCCTGTATACGCTACAGTTAAGGAGGAATTCAAAAGCTATTTTGATACAGGGGCAGTTGATGATTTGATGTTCCCCACCTATCTAGACAAGTGTCTAAGAAAGTTGGGCAGAACCACTTATGTGATTTCTCAGGAAATCCTATACATTAACGACTATCAAGCTAGACTCCCAGACAACTTCTTTGCTGTAAGAGAGGCTTGGATGTGCACAGCTGTAAATGGTTTCCCTTATCAACAGGCTAACTCATTCTACTCACAAGCTGCTACATCTACAACAATTCAGGTGAGCCCTATCACCACAGATTGTACCATCCCCAGTCCTTGTTGTGGTAATGTAGGATGTGATGGATCTTGTATGCCTGAACTCGTTCAAACAGTGTACAAGACTAATAATCAAGCAGCAGTTAGCTATCGTAGAGAATATCTACTAAAACCTGGTAATATATCCGCACAAGGTAACTGTGGTGTAGACTATACCAATAACTGGGAGTTCTATGCACAGGCACCTCCTATTAATGAGTTCACTCCTGGTTCCTCTTCATATGACTCATTTGATGTAAGAGATAATAAGTTTGTCACTAACTTCCGTAATGGTGTAGTGCATTTGCTTTTCTATTCTACAGCATATGACCCTGGTGGAAATCAGTTGATTCCTGACAACTATCGTATCAGAGAGTTTATTGAAGCTTTCATCAAGTATAAAGTGATAGAAACACTTACCAATCAAGTGAATGATGAGACATACAATCAGCTAGAGAGGAAGATGGTGAACTACAAACAGATGGCTGATGAGGCATTTATCATGGCTGACATTGAGGTTAAGAAGCAAGATCCTTGGACTAAGCAACGTAGGATTAAGAATGACTTGAACAGATTTAACATGTATGAACTCCCCAATCGTAGCAATAGATATGGTTGGAGACGCAATAATTAATACTAATGGCTGAACAGGAACAAGGCAATATTAGGCAGGAGTATAATAATGCTACCACAGGTCTTAACATGGACCAAACCCCTAACCAAATTGCGAAGGGGAAACTAACGTATGCATTAAATGCTGCTGTTGAAAACTATGATGCTAATTCTGTAAACTATCAGAATGAGCCAGGGAACGAACTGTGTGTTACGTTCCCTTCTGGCTTTGTGCTTATAGGTAATCACTTCATCCAAGAGAAGAGTAAACATATATTCTTTATTACCAATCCTGACACAGGAGCTAGTCAGATTGGATATATGGAGAACAACGATTGTATCTACCGTGTTATTGTAAATGCTCCTTGCCTCAACTTCAACACTGGCTATCCTATCCATAAGGTGGCGCA